TCGTTGCTGACACGTGATGTAATGCGTAACCCATAATTCGCCAGTGCATCTAAAATAGGACATCCTGAATATTGATGCTTCATTGACATGGCTTTGGCCCTTAGAAGTACTGAGAGTTTCTTCTCTCCAGCAGTGGCAAAGGACCCGGACGTCCACCCGAACTTGACTAAAGCAGGGCGTGGATCTGTCACATTGATTCTGTCGTCAAGGTCGAAAACTAAACCACAAAAGCTGGCTGTCTCAAGCCGCTTATGTTTCTCCAGTTTTATCTTCAAACCAAGGCTCTCAAAATCTTCGACGGTGGGCGAGTCTCCCTCGACTCTATATAAACCGTCATCGCCTTCCACCACCCCAACTCGATGGGTGGCGCCTCTCTCCTCACAAAGAAACTCCATGAACATTAGGTTGGCAAACCCGTTGCCTAACGAAGTGCACATCTCACCGGACATCCGAGTGGCATCTATTTCCACTGTGAAATCTCGGAACCTGCAGACATTCCTTCCCCCCAAAATCTCGTCACATATCGACGTAAATTCTTGATTCTCAGGGAGGTTTGATGTCATATATTTATACAGCTGGAACTCAACAGACTGCATTAATTGTTCGGTGAAGAGCGATTCAAAAGAAGTGTAATCAGTCGCAATGTACGTTGCGCCGTGCCTATGTATTCGATTTATGATATATTCTGGCCTCTGATCAACCGGAACCTTCTTTATGAATGCTGGATGTTGGAAGACTTGCTGTTCAATGGCATGAAACAAAGGCCCAACTATGCATTTAAACTCATCGGAGCGCGCATTAATGGCGCGTGCATGTTTGAAGCTGGGATAATGCTCATCCTTCATGAACGACTTAACTTCTCTTATCTTTGGATTCGACCACACATTGCCTTCCATGCTCTCGTGGATTTGTTGGAGCTGGGCTTTCCGCCATAGCGGATAGTTGGCTGTCGCTAGCCAACTAGGCACGCTGAGGTCCACCATTCTATCTAACGGTTTTAAATTTTCCCTCAGCCATTTTTGCACGAATTTTTCCAGTCGTCGCATACGTGCACTGTTTGCGACAGGCGGTCTGGATGCAAACCGCTTAATAACCCCCGCCCAAATTGTGTCTGGATCTCCCGGATCCGGGTGTGGTAGAAGCAT